GGCCGTACTCAACAAGGAAATCTATGTTCGCGGCGACGCGAACGATGACCTGGTGTTTGGCTATCAAGAGCGCTGGGCGGAATACCGCTACAACCCGTCCATGATCACGGGCTACATGCGCTCCACGGCCACCGGCACGATTGACGGTTGGCACCTCTCGCAGAAGTTCGCCGCTCTGCCGACGCTGTCGGCTACGTTCATTCAGGACAACCCGCCGGTCGACCGCGTGGTCGCGGTCCTCGAGCAGGCTCTTGGCAAGCAGTTCATCTGCGATATGTTCTTCGTCAACCAGGCCGCTCGTCCGATGCCGATGTACTCGGTTCCGGGCCTGGTGGATCACCTCTAATGTCGTCGAAATTCGGCGGTAAAACCGCTCTTGGGTTCGCCAAGGGCGGAGGTGGCGGGAGCCAAACCAACCCCACGGACATGTGGGGTGGTATCTCTAATGCCTTCACTGGTAATGCCTCGGCGAAAGAGGCCTCAAAAAAGGCCTTCCAGCGCAATCTCTACATGTCGAATACGGCCTATCAGCGGGCCGTTAAGGACATGATCGCGGCGGGGCTTAATCCCATGCTGGCTTACTCTCAAGGGGGTGCTTCAACCCCCTCGACGGCGGCTTCCGAGGTTCGCCCCATCGGGGGCGAGCTGGTCAAGGCGTATACGGGCCTGATGGGTGCTAAAAATCAGAGCCAGGTGGCCGAGGCTCAGTCGGAGAATCTCCGTGCTAATACGGCTCAAGCGGCCGCGAACGCGGCAAACACCGACATGGATACGAAGCAGCGCGAGCTGCAGTATGAGAAGGACGCGCAGACCAATCCCGAGGCCGTCAAACAGGCGCAAGCCACAACTCAGAAACTGCAGGGCGACCTGCAGGTGCTCGAGCAAACTATCAAGGCCGCTACCGCTTCCGCTCAATCTGCGCAGCAGGTTGCTAATAATCAAAAGCTACTGTTTCCACTGCAGCGTCAAGCTATCGCTCTGGGTAACCGGGCAGCGGGTCTGAAGATGACTCAGGCCGAGCTGGACCAGCGCATTGCTAAGTTCAAGCTCGACATGGTCGACGGTATGGGTAAAAACAACCGCTCCAATGGCGAGCTCCTGGACAAAGTCGGAGCTGCCATTCGTCAAGGTTACGATTCCGCGAAGAGCGCCGTTTCAGGCGCGTATGACAAAGTCAAGAGCTTCTCGCCAACCAACCCGATCTTTAAACATGGGAAACAGAAATGACAAATATTCGTTACCCGGCGGCTAGAGCCGCCTATTCTTACAACGGGGACGCTGCCTCGGATCGCTCTGCGATCCGGGAGTGGGACCCCTCTCGTGCCCGGCAGTCGGATGCTGCCGACGCGGATATCAATAACATCGTCCGGAGGTTCGGGCTGACTGGTCAGCTCCCTACCGGGATACGGGCCCCGACCTTCTCAGACTTCGCTGATTGCGTTCTGGACTACCAGACCGCCCTCAATGCCATCCGGGATGCTCAATCGGCCTTCCTGGCTCTTCCTGCGACCGTAAGGGAGCGATTCGCCCATGACCCTCAGAAGCTTGTGGAGTTCTGCTCGGATGAAGCTAATGCCGCTGAAATGCGGTCTCTCGGCCTTGCTGTTGGGCCGTCCCCGGCCCCTCAGGATGGCAACCCCGACGCTGGAGCGTCGGCGTAACCCGTCGAACCCCCTAGGTCGACCCTAGCACAGTCTCTTTACTTGATAATAACTGTGCTAGGTGACACCATCTGTCACCTCACTACTGGAGCATTCCCAATGCGACCCTCCTACCGTTCCCCCGTCAACAAGTCCCGCTCGTCGGGTCAGTTCAAACACAACGTATCGAGGACCAAGGCCCCGAATGTGGCCAAGGGCCCGATGCGTGGCGGCATCCGCCTGTAGGCCTCGTGGCCTGCTTCTCCCCGCTCTCGGCTTGGCAAACCGAGGGCGGGCAAATCGTCTTTGCGGAACGGGGGAAACTGACCAGGGAGCTAACGCTACCCTGCGGCCAATGTATCGGCTGTCGTGTCCAGCGTGCCCAGGAATGGGCGATCCGCTGTGTGCACGAGTCTCAAATGCACGACGTGTCGTGCTTCGCTACCCTGACCTATTCTGACGCTAATCTGCCGCTGGACGGCTCGCTTAACTACACTCATTTCCAAAAATTCATGAAGCGACTGCGGAAAGCTAATGGTCAAAAAATACGCTTCTACATGTGCGGGGAGTACGGCGAGAAATTCCGCCGTCCGCACTATCATGCTCTGCTGTTCGGTTATCGGCCTGACGACCTCCTGCTCCATTCAACGCGTCAAGGTCGAAACCTGTACACCTCCCCCAGCCTCGAAAGAATCTGGGGCCTTGGCTACGTCACCATTGGGGACGTCTCTAAAGAAAGCGCTGAGTACTGTGCTCAGTACGCCACCAAAAAAATAACCGGTCCCGCTGCAGAGGCTCACTATATGAGCCTCGACACTGCTACCGGCGAGCTGCATCAGCTCACCCCCGAATTCGGGCGTATGTCTCTTAAGCCGGGCATCGGCTCAACCTGGCTAGATCAATTCTCGTCCGATATTTACAACTATGACCAGGTCATCCTCAACGGCAAAAAATTGCGACCCCCAAAGTATTACGACAAAAGGGAGCTAAAAACCCGTCCGGATGCCATGGAATATCTGCAATACCAACGGACTCTGAAACGCCAGGATCAATCAGAAAACAATACGCCCGATCGTCTCGCCGTGCGTGCTGCTGTGCTTCAAGCGAGACTCTCACGAAAGGAAAAAACGCTGTGATCTACAAAGTTCTCGCCATTCGGGACCGTGCGGCTAACGTGTTCGGTCAGCCGATCTTCGTTACCGCTACCGGAGCGGGTATCCGCTCCTTCTCCGACGCCATCAACGGCGGCGATCAAACCCTCACGAAACACCCCGAGGATTTCGACCTCTGGGAGCTTGGCGTGTATACCGACAACGACGGTGTCTTCACCCAGGACAAGCCTTTTCAGGTTGCCGTCGGGAAAGACCTCGTGGTAAAAGCTGCTGGTGATCCTCGCCAGCGTGACGCTTTCACTTCGTGAGCCACTTGGGGGACCCTTAGGGGTCCCCCTCTTTGCGCCGTAGGCGCGAACAACTCTTATCCCCTCTTCTCATTGCAAAACCTCCGGGAAACACTCAAATGCATCGCAATAAGTCGGTTTCAACGCATCAGTTCGCCATGGTTCCCCAGGCGGACATTCCGCGTTCCTCTTTTCGGATCGAAAAGACTCATAAAACCACGTTCGATGCTGGTTACTTGATTCCCATCTATGTCGACGAGGTTCTCCCCGGCGACACGTTCAACCTGCGCGCGACGATCTTTGCGCGCCTGGCTACGCCAATCTTCCCGATCATGGACAACATGTATCTGGATACCTTCTTCTTCTTCGTGCCCAATCGCCTCGTATGGACCAACTGGCAAAAGTTCATGGGCGAGCAGGACAACCCGTCAGACACGACGGACTACCTCGTGCCGGAAATTACCTGTCCGGCCGGCGGCTACGCCGTCAACTCTCTGCAGGACTACATGGGTCTGCCGACTGTCGGCACCCTGGGCGCCGCGGCGACCATCAAACACAATGCGCTCTTCCTGCGCGCGTACAACCTGATCTGGAATCAGTGGTTCCGTGATCAGAACCTGCAGGACTCGGTCACTGTACCGAAAACGGACGCGAGTGAAGCCGCGTCCACGTATAGCCTGCTTCGCCGCGGCAAGCGGCACGACTATTTCACTTCCTGCCTGCCCTGGACCCAGAAGGGCGACCCGGTCTCGCTTCCGCTGTCCGGGGTCGCTCCGGTTATCGCGGGCGCCGAATGGTGGACGTCTGGTACTGGCCAGCCGGTGCAATACCGCCAGGTAGACGGCACCGTGCCGGGCAACTTCGCGACCGCGATCGTCGGCGGCTACGGGCAGCAGTCCAACAACGCCATTTCTTCGTCCGCGCCGCTGCGCGTCGGACCTTCTAACCTCTACGCCGATTTGTCGCAGGCGACAGCCTCGACCATAAATCAGATCCGCCAGGCGTTCCAGATTCAGCGCTTGCTGGAGCGGGACGCCCGTGGCGGCACGCGCTATACGGAAATCGTTCGCGCTCACTTTGGCGTTATCTCCCCGGACGCTCGTCTGCAGCGCCCGGAATATCTCGGGGGTGGCTCTACCCCCGTCAGCATTCACGAAGTTCCTCAGACTTCCGGCACCGCAGGGACGAATGCTTACACCCCGACCCCGCAGGGTAACCTGGCGGCGGTCGGTACTGTCCTGGCTCATGGCCACGGCTTTACTCAGTCCTTCACGGAACACGGCATGATCATCGGCCTGGCCGCCGTTCGTGCCGATCTCACTTATCAGCAGGGCTTGCGCAAGATGTGGTCGCGCAAGACCAAGTATGACTTCTTCTGGCCGGTGTTCTCACATCTCGGCGAACAGGCCGTACTCAACAAGGAAATCTATGTTCGCGGCGACGCGAACGATGACCTGGTGTTTGGCTATCAAGAGCGCTGGGCGGAATACCGCTACAACCCGTCCATGATCACGGGCTACATGCGC